CGGAGGAGGACGTAGCAGAGGCAAGAATTTTTGAACCATTCTCCAGTTCAATATTACCTTTGTTCCACTCTATGACCCCCTGCTGGAGCCACTTGGGTAGGTGTTCATAAGCAAGCTGAATACGAGATAGAATTTCTCTAGACTGCTGCATTTTGTTAGCAAGAATTGCAATGGAAAAATTTTTCGTAAACAGAACATACCAAAGAAGAACGGCTGCAATGGTTGTCGTTTTACCAGACTGTCTCGGAAGCTTACAGATCACAAATCTTTCTTTTACAGAAAGATCAATAATATCTTTCTGAAAATCGTATGGCTCAAACAGAACCAGACCTTTATCCAAGTTCACAATCTTGATATAATTTTCAAAGAAATAAAGGGGGTCTTGAGCGCACTTAATATATTCTTCAGCATGTTCAGCGGTATACTCAATATCAACACCAGAACGTTTGAGGTTCATGTTGCCCAGATAAGCTTCTTTTCTATCCGAACTCATTTTTTCATATCCTCAATCATCTTTTGAAAATCTGCTGTGCTTCCAACAAAAAGAGCATTAGTAACATTCTTAGCCTTGGCCTTTTCGCCCTTTAAAGCCTTCTGCTTATTCTTAAGTTCTAAAAGATCTTTGTTTGCATCAGAAATAGTTTTAACAAGTGTAGATACAACCTCAAAAGCTCTAGGTTGCTGTGATTGTTTTGCCACCTCTAACACTTCTTCTAAAGCTTCTGTGCCTCTTTCAATAATATTGTAAAGATTTGTTCTTGTATATTCATAATCTTTGTCAATTTGTTCATCATCGTTACCTTCAGGAGGTTGAACAATCTGCTGAACGTTCTGTACGCTATCCTCGATATCAAGGACTTCATTTAATTTCTTTTTATTCATCTCTTATCGTAATCACTGAGTTGTTAGCCGTAACGGTCGAAGAAAATGTTGTAATAAATCCATAGTCTGTATTTGGCAATATTGTATTTGCAGCTACAGAAAGAGCGCCGTTACTTGTCGGAAGACCATTTGCAAATTGTCCCGGTCTTATACGGAAGCTCTCTACACTTGTGTCTGCAGTTCCGACATTTGCTGTGAATCCATCGACACGGAAATTGGTATTTGCAAAAAGAATAAGTGGCTTTTCTATAACTGGTCCAATCATATATGCCTTCATTAGAAAGTCCATAGTATGAACCAGAACTCTTCTTTGATCAAAAGATCCATCGTAAATATCTTGAGTAGTTACACCGTTAAAAATAATTGGAATGTCTTTTTTGATTTCTGGATCTTCGATAAGTTCTACAGTCGGTGTGAACTGAGGAATAAAGAATGGCAAAATTTGTTCGACAATCCTAACACCATCTTCGTTTGTAGAAGTATAAATGTTCAAAGAAAATTGAATATCATACGGAACTTCTGTGAAAATTGTCTTAGCCTTTTCTGGCTGAGATCTACTCACAAGTTTATTTGTTGCAGGAAGCTGTCTCCCCGGATCAAATCCCATTCTAACAATCTCAAAAGAAATTCTTGGAAGAGTTATACCAACTTGTCTTGCTAGATCAGGATCTTCTTGGAGTCTTGTTACAAACTTTTGCCTTGGACCATATGTCAAAGGAACTTCTATGGTAGATATTACGTCACCGAATCTATTTGTTCTTCTTAACTTGATATCGTTAAACAAAGTACCAAACGTTACAACATATTTTCTAAGAAGATCATGAAAAAATATATGTCCTAGCATTAGTATTCTCCACTAGCAAATGGGTCATTCTCTGTGAAGTCAACAATCTGGTCAAACTCTCTTTGAACTTCGAAGTTGATTGCACCCGGAACATTGTTTGCTCCAGAGTCTGTGTTTCCAGCAACAACTCCCATAGACAGACTTGACACATAACCATCTAATGTATTGTTACCTGTAGCAAAAATTTCTCCAGAGTACTCATACTTTTCACATCTTAAATCATATGTTTGAAGTTTACCTAAAGGATAAAAAATTTGTTCATGTTCTACATATTTAATCTCAAAAAATGTATTCGACAAACCAAAGTAAAGGAGGTCGCCTTCTCTTGGTCTTGAGATAGAAATTGCTTCATCCGTAAAAATATTATTAGATATTTCTACATTAGCAGATGAGTAGGTGCTAACAAAAGCACCGTTAGCAATCTCGTTGTTGAATCTTTTTTTAGCAATAGTGAAGGTAACTTGGTCTCTAAGTTCTAATCCAAAACGAGAAACAAAGTCACCCTCACCTTCAAATCCTAAAACATTCTTTACATACATTTCTACGGGAATTGCATCAACAAATGCAGAGCTAGTGTACTCTGTGTACACAGAATCAGTTCCTAGAGAAATTCTTGGCATGTAGTCAATATCGAATCCGTAGATTTGAATTGATTCAATGATCAGATCCTCATGAAGATTCTGTTCTGTAGAAGTTGTATATTGATTAAAGAATGCATTTCTTGTCATTTATTTTATTCTGGTGCTGCAGGTTCATCTGCGGGTTCGATGGTTAGTTCTCCAGCTTCTACTAAAGCCATGATTTCTTGGTAGTGGCGGTTGTTAGGGTCGATCAAAAAGCTGATCGTCTTATCCGGATAAAAAATGCTGATACTGGTGTCTTCGCCAGTAAAGGCATCTCTAACATATTTTACAGAAATAATTTCCATGTCTACAACTCCGAATCAAAGGCAAGAAGACCACTAGTAGCATACCATCCCCCGGCAGCTCCTGCTGTTAATCCACTAACGCTTGGGTTAATAAGGGTCATACTATTTTCTGTCCCACTAATGGCAGTGAAAGTATCGATACTTTTTGCCGACCCATTTGTATAAAATGTATAGGCACCAGTTGAGTTTGAATACTCAGCAGAAGGCGTTGCCCTCATAGTCACGGGAAAATCTACGTACAAATATACACTAGTAGCCGAATATGCCCAACCATGCGCAACGTAATCGGAAACATTTTCTGCGTGTTTGTAGTAATACCTCTGACACAAAGCCAACTCTTCAGCATAAGACCGATGCTCGAATGATGTGGCAGTGTCTCCTACTTCTAGTTGGACTCCGGTGATTTCGAAGTAGTTGTTAATGGTGTCAGCCAAGTTGACAATACCTGCCATTCTGTCTGGATTGCTTAGGTCGCCCCATGAGGTTTGAAGTGTACCCGTGTTGAAATTAGAACCCGACCCTAAATAAAAATTAATAGAAAATCCCGCTGTGTTATCATTGGCAAGAGTCCCGGTCGTATCACCCGCAAACGTAATAGTCTTATACTCCCAAGTTCCGGAAACGTCTACGGTAAAGACTTTATTGATATGCCTCTCGGGGCTGCTTGATCTGTCCAAAATCTCTGCAACATAGGTTCCGGTCTTATTTGACTTAACCCAGAAAGAGAGAGTAACAGATTCGGCATCCGAGGTTCCTTTTTTAAGGTGCTGTAGGTTTTGCCCTTCTAAGGAGTTTCTGAGGTATACTGCACCGTTACTGGCTGGGCTTGCATCTGCTGTAGTGCATAGTATTTTAAAAGAGTTACTAAAACCGGGGAGGTCCGTAACGTTCTCTTGTGTAACGGTCCATGTTCCTTGAGAGCCGAGAACGAATACCTGAAATCTGTCAACCGTATAGTAACCGTAGGTAGTAACCCCGGTTTCTGAAGTCCCCCTTTGTGCCACTTGCATGGCACCATTGATAATCAGGTTCCTACGACCACCAGAACCACCGGATTGAGGAGCGCCAGTAGTCGATAAATCTCTAGACAGATCTAACATTCTATCTGTATTTTTAACTGCCATTTCTTTATCCTATTTTGCCTTTTTGCATTTGTCAAAGTGTCCCATCTAGCCTATCATGTCAGTTGCTGGTAAAGAGTAAGATGTTCTCATTTCCATTTCCAACTGCTCCTTATCTCTTAAGCCCTCATTGTATATAGACATTCCATCCATGACCATTCCACCGGGCATTTGCATACCTTGGAACTTCTTTAGGTTTTCCCCCCACTGAATTTTAATCAAAGCAGTTGCATAACGCTGCAGCCAATAATCTCCATACATTTTCGTGAAAGTATCAGGATCAATCACCTGATACGCCTCAACAATTAAATATTGATCAACAGCAATTTTGTCCCAATCCATATCAACATGAAAATGATTTTTGTGTCGATTATACCTGATAGGTTGCTTTCCAACTAAAATCTGTTCGTACAGTTCTAAGTGTTGGAAAGCCATGTAGTAAGGGACTAAAGATTGAGACGTAAGAGTGTACAGATCATTCAAAGCAATTTGATAACGTACATTGAAAAGATTATTCGTATTGTCAGCATCACCAATGTCAAAAATGTTAACTGCGCCAATAATATTGTCAGGCAATGTGATATACTTATTATCTTTATCAGATTGTGTAATTTGCTTTTTGTAGAATGTTCTTTCCGTACCATCAAAGTGATAGTCCTGATAGAAATTGATTGCCTCATCAACTCTATCATCGACTTGTGCATCACTCACATTAATCTCAATTACACCTTTGCCTAACTTTCTAAGGCAAAATTCTTTGAACTCTGTATTTGATGTTGGAGTAGCCATTTATTCCCCCGAACATGCACAGTTGCATTTTTTGTCTTCTAAAGCTTTGATTCTTTTATCCATCTGTTTGATAGTTGAAAGAAGAACAGCAGTCATCTTTCCGTAATCAACCATCTTTTCACCTGCTTCGTTTTCGGAAACAAGTTCAGGAATATGCTTCTCAAGATCCTGAGCAACAAAACCGATTTCTGTTCTGTTATGGAATCGTACTGTGTCTTTCCACTGATAAGTATAAGTTTCTATGTCGAACACTGAAGAAGAAGCTTCAAAAGCTTGAAGACCAGTTTTTAGTCTCAAGTCGGAGAATGTCGATTGGTTGTAATCAGAAGGTGTACCATCCGCTACCACAAATGCATGTGGGTTAAATTCTACTATCTGAACAATATCAACAGAATTTAGTGTGTTAGCTAAAGAAACGTGTGTCGTATTTGGAACTGAGAAGTCTGCATTAGCAAGCTTAACACCGTTTCTGAAAACTTGAATAAATGAATTTGATGTAGAAGAAAACGTGATCGTATTGGTTGTCAGTCCAGTAAACTGTGATTCGTTCATAGAATCAAGTCTACCAGTAATGAATCCGTTAGCTGTATTAGCAAATGTAGAAGTATTTGATGTGTTCACCACTCTTACTAAAATTTCACCACTTGATCGAGTAATGTTGATGTCATCAATGTCTTCTACAGACGCAATATCTATAAGAGATCTTGGATAGTTTTTCCAAATAGATAATGTTTCATCCCATACTAAAATATCAGCGTTTGTTATACCCGCATAATTAATTTGAACATCACCAATATCACCAATATTAGCCGAAGCTGGATTACCATAAACCAAAGAGGCACCATCTGAGCTTACTTTAATAAATTTTCCCGCTTGTGATGCCATGCCACTAATTGAAATATTAGCTGAATTTGGAAGTTTAACAGTCCCTGTCGTTAGATTTGCTAGTCCAGAAAGATCAATTCCTGATGAAAAAGTGATCGTATTTGCTGCTGTACCTTCTTGATCTGCTCTAAGAAAACTTGATGAATTCACGCCACCTAAAGAATCCGCATCAACAGATGTTAAGCTAGAACCGTCTCCAGAAAAAAGTGTCGCTGCAACAGTACCAGCAACATTTAAATTGGCAGTATTACTTATACCAGTAACAACCAGTTTTCCTCCAATGTGGGCGTTTCTAGAAACACCTAAACCACCTTTAGTTTGAAGAGATCCTGTTGTGATACTGGTTGATTGTGTGACACCATTAGCCTTTAAGTTACCACCAGAAAATGTACCAGTAATAGCAGCACTTCCAACAGTGGTGTTGGAATTTGTCGTGACAGTCTTCTCTCTAAACAGACTAGCCATCTGATTAGTTCTGAGTCTTAAAAACTCAAATGTATTTGTAAGAGTTGTATTAGATACGTTTACTGCCATCTACCAATGCCTTTAGCAAGTTT